GTGCGATGATTGTGATAGTCAGATCAAGGTAACAATAGAGCCTTATGGCAAGGGCAATATGGCAGTATTTACTTGCCCTAAGTGTGGCATAAGCTACGATACTAATATAGACTAGACTAACTACGCTAACAAGAGAGAGGGAGCTAATGCTTAAAACAATTAACGATATAATTCGAGAAGTCGAGGAGAAAGAGGGCGAGGATAGAAGTCAAAACTCCATAAGTTGGGGCGAGCTTGCCCTGCTGACTCACGCAACGCAGGTTGAACGCTTCAATTGGTGTGGGTGCGAGGAACAAGAGTCATTTCCTTATGATGATTGCCCAAGACCAAAGGGGAAAAGCGAATGATGAATGACGGCGAGCCTGATTGGGATCTGGATGAGGACGAGAGGGATAAAGATAAGGACGAGCAAGAGGAAGAGGACGCCAAGGAGATAGCCTCCTTGCGTAACCAATAATGAAAGAGGGAAAAGAAATGAAAGTAACACTTAAAGATAATGAAATAAATAGTTATGTATTAAACATAAAGGTAGAGGTAGAGGGCAAGGAGTATATTGCCGACCTCTCTTATGACAATTACGACGGCTACGAAGTAACCTTCCTAGACGATAACGGGGTAAAGATTGGCTATCCACAATGGGCTATTGACTACGAAAATAACTCGCAAGGGGCAGACTCACTAGGCTATTGGCTAGAGTCGCAAGTTGGTGGGTTCTTTAAGTGGGAAGGCGAGAAGGTGGAAGCTAATGTCTAAACCAACACCGGAATACTATAAAGCTAAGGCCGATCTCTGCGAGAAGTTAGCCATTCAGCAGATATTCTCTGGCAATACTGATATGGGTATGCGTAACATAATGCGTATGACCCACGCGCTAGCAGAACTACAACTACAAGAGAAAGAGGGCGATGATGAACAGTTATAGAGTGACTTTAGAAGTGGATTACGTAGTTAAGGCGTCAAGTCTTGCCGAGGCTATGAAATTAGTTAATGAGGATAGTGAACACCCATTAGTGGGCGGGATTGAACTGGGATATTGCGACGATACCCGTGTAATTGGTGGATCTATTGAAGGAAAGGGTGAGAAGTGAGTAATGTAATCAGCTTCAAAGGCAAGAATACGAACGTAACCTTCTATGAAGTGGTAGATCCGCAAGGCATAGCCATATGGGGAGGCGGAGATGTAACTGAGTGCGTCAAGTATTGGCGCAATAGTCCGGTGGACTCACGCATATTCGTTACTGCTTGGGCGGAGGAGGGCGAGGACGCCTCGATAGTAGGCGAGCCAATAGATGTAACCTTCTTAGCCTTGGCTAGTATCACCAATACCCTAGACAGGATTACCCGATGAACCTAGCCGTTGGTATACTAATCGTATTGACTATTGCCGTGCTGATGATCGCGGGAGAGGAAAAGATAGATGGAGAATAAGCGCTTGATGGCTGCCGCTAAGTATGCGGTATGGCTACGTAATTACCAGAGGGCGAGGGTGAGAGCGCTTACCCGGTTAGCTAAGGCTTACCCTGACGAGTATAAAAAAATCTTCGAGGAGGAGAAAGAAAATGATTACACGCAGGGGAAGGCTTGGGTTGACGTTCACGGCAATACTAGTTCTAGTATGGACACTAACGCCGGCGCCAATACCAATAGAGGTAGAGATACACCGCACCAAACCCGCAGTCAACAAAGGACCGGTGAGTTATGAGCAAAAGTTACAGAACAAGAAGCTCGCAACACGTTACGCTTACCTTGCTTTCGGGTGGGAAGGGAGAGAGCGAGAGTGCCTCATCGCCCTTTGGACCCGTGAGAGCAGGTTTGACAACCTTGCCAGACCTCTTGACGGCGCGGGCAGACCAAGATCGACAGCTTTCGGTATTGCTCAGCACCTTGGAGAGACAAGCAGAGACCCTGCTACTCAAATCTTACGAGGTCTTAGATACATTGACCACAGATACGACACACCTTGTAGAGCCAACGCTTTCCAAAAACGAAACAACTACTACTGAGGAGATTAAATGCTAACAGGAGTATCACTATTCGCAGGAGTGGGTGGCTTTGATCTGGCTATGGAACGCAACGGAGTTAATGTCGTTGCCAACGTAGAGATTGACAAGAACTGTCAGGCTCTATTGGAACGCAAGTTCCCTAACGCAAAACAATTTAATGATGTAACAACAGTCAAGGGAGAGGACCTAATAGATGTCGGATTTAATCCAAGCAGAGGAATTATTACAGGAGGATTTCCCTGCCAAGACCTCAGCGTTGCTGGCAAAAGGGCTGGCTTGGCTGGCGAACGAAGCGGGTTATTCTGGGAGATTGCCCGAATTGTGGAAGAAACGCAAACAGAATGGTTCATACTCGAAAACGTCCCTGGTCTGTTATCCAGTAACGAAGGAAAAGATTTTGGAGTCGTCCTCGGGACGATGGCAGACCTCGGGTATTCTGTTGCCTGGAGGACTCTTGACGCTCAGCACTTCGGAGTTCCCCAAAGACGCCGCCGTGTCTTCATCGTTGGCCGACGTTCTTCAGGGACAAGAGGTCCAGACGAAGTATTATTTAAGCCCCAAAGCTTGCGAAGGAATCCTACGCAGAGCCACAAAGAGAGGCAAGGACCTGCCACCGGCTTTGAAGAAGGCTTTGCTCTCGGTAGTGGAAAAGATATAGCCAATACAATTCCTGCTGAACTTTATCATCACGGAACTGTTGTTAATCAAGACGCTAACAACGGACACGTAGTAATAGGTCCATTACAAGCGCGAGATTACAAAGGAGTGGGTAACCAATATGTCGCAGAGAACAAACTTGTGGTTCACCAAGCGGCGCAGAGCGCAGACTAATGATGACTATGAAACTTGGATTCAGGGGGGGGTGGTGCCAACTTTGAACGCATTTGATAATGGAGATGTTCGGGCTACTACTATTATATTTTATGGTAATAGAGTAGCTGACATAAGAATTCAAGATGACAAGATAAATACTTTACAGGCAAGGATGGGAACAGGAGGAAATAATATGCCACTAGTTGCTTCCATATACCCAATACAAGACGGGCGTGAAATGGAAAAGAAACAGAACGGTTTAGGATTGGGTAGCGAAGGAGATCCTTCTTACACATTAGATAGAACTGGTGGACAATCAGTTGTTATCGGTATCCAGAATACAGTCATTAATAGATCAGATACTGCTGGTCCACAAGGCAAAGGACATACAGAAGAAGGAGAGCCAATGTTTACTATTGATACTACTTCACCACACGCAATAGCTGAGAACTCTATTGTTCGTAGGCTTACTCCGCTAGAGTGTGAAAGACTCCAAGGTTTTCCTGATGGGTGGACTGAAGGACAACCAGATACACATAGATATAAGCAGATGGGAAATGCAGTAGCTGTTCCTGTTGTTGAATGGATTGTTCAGGGTATCTGTGATACCTTTGATGTTGCGGGTTGATGTAAACCCTCTTTCCGTCCCCGCATAAGTAAGCCCCACCTATCCGTCGGTGGGGCTTTACTATTTACTTAGCGTGATCAGTGGAATAAAAGCCAGGACCTCGGAAGGTAACAGGAGGAGAGGACCATACTCTCTCCATACTTTCGTGGCAATCATAGCAAACAGGATTGCTAGCTTCTTCGTGGATAGAACGCTCTACTTGCAGTGTAGAACCACACTTACATTTGTAATCATAAATCATAAATTTCCTTCAATCGCATCTAATATTTCTTTACCTAAAGAGTAAGGAACACGTGACCTTTCTCGCGCACCTTTTAGTCCTTGCGTCCCTGTTTTCGCACCTCTTGGCGCAGCTTCGTGGCAAGGCATACCATTCTTACACATTTCACGAGGAACCCAGTTAATAACTTTTCCCCATAAATCAGTAGGTTTCATACGACTATCCCCATAAGTGCAATAAGTAACTGTTTGTCTAGGCAAGTCGGCAACTACTGGTAACTTTCTTAACATTCCGCGTGGGTTTTCAATAAGCCAACCCTTTACTGGATTTAAATCTTTAATTAAATCTCGTGTATGGGCAACTAATAATTGAGAAGATTTTGCTGCTTCAGTTTTTGGTTCATAAGCACGAATACCTCCTCCCCAATGATGACCCATTGAAGCAACACTAAAAGCGGTGCAAGGTGGTGAAGCCCAAACAAAATCAGGTTGTCCATATTTAATAATTAAATCTTTGGCATTAAGATTAAAAACATCAACCTGTTCGGTGGCTTCAAAAAAATTATCTAATTCAAATGTAATAACAGTATGACCAGCATCTTTAAATGCTTGGGTAGAACTTCCAGTGCCTGAAAAAAAGTCAAATATTAACATTGTTTATACCTTTGGTTTCATTACAACAACTGCGCTTGGAAATGGAGCAGGCCCTGCTCCGCTAAATTTTATTCTGCCTTTGATAAATCTAATTTCGTGGTGAATACAACTGTCCCACCACCATCTAGTATCTGTTCTAGCTGGAACTAAACATACAACTGTAATGCCTTTTGTGCTTTCAAGATTTGCCTTTGCTACAAATTTACTTATTGCTTTACCATAAGGTGGGTTAAGCCAAACTGCCCCTCCTTCGGAGGCGCCACCCCATTCAACAGTTAAAGCATCCCGCCTCCAACCATAATCGTGATCAGGACCTAAATAATTAGGGACTAAGGCAGATGATTTTAATGCTGCTGCATCTAAAGTAAAATTAAATTCTTGATGCAATTTATTAAAAAAATCTTTAGGTGTAGTCCAAGTATCATCCAAAGAACTACGCATACCAGTAGTAAATCCGGTCATAATTTTATAGCTTCCTCTATATCTAAATAACCTACTGATTTAATTATCTTCTCTTGGTTCTCAAACTCAGTAGTAACTGGCATAGTCTGGTTATACCATTCAGGTTCCGGTATATCCATAAGGTCAAAGGAGTAGATACCAAGTGGAGTAGAGTTAATGTAAAAGGGAATGAGATCGCGCTCAGCGCTCTGAGTTATGAGCTTGCGATACTTCATCTCCTCTATCAACAGGGTTGGATAGTGGGTATGTCGGCACTTGAGTTCTATGTAATGGCCTGCTTGCTGACTGATACAGTCGAATGAATCATAGATACCTTCACTCTTTACCAGATCAGGATATAAACTTTCTTGTAAGTAATTAAATAGTTCTAGTTCTTTCATCGCCAAGGGCTATCTCCTCCGAGTAGGTTCTGCAACTTGCGAAGTGAATTAGCACAGCGCCTATCGGCGGTAGATAAAGCACAACCATATGCTTCAGCTATCTGCTGAAGGGTAAGACCTTCGTGATGTCTAAGTAGTAGCAAGTCCTTATCGGACTGCTCTAACTTAAGGTAAGCCTTCTTAATATCTATTAGGACTGCAAGTAAGTTGCCACCCTCTGATGGTGATGATGATCCACGTGGTTGCCCATCTTGAATCATATCTTGTATCTGTTCTAGCACTGTCCCATCAACAACCGAAGCAATAACGAATGGCAGTAACTGGCCCAAGGTGGCAGACTCATAGTAAGTTTCATCTGTTACTGAGTAGCCAGACTTCTCAGCCTTCTGTCTGCGAGCGTAGCGCTCAGCCACCCTACGCATTTGCCAAGCGATACGTTGCAGGTTATGTTTGTATTGTTCTGGATCTTCTTCTGCTAACTGCTCGTTGATATAGTAAGCACGACCAGTAGCCCACACGTAACACTCTTGAGCCAGGTCTGCCTTCTCTATGAAGTTCTTGTAGCGACGATGAATACTATTAGTAACGGAAGGAACTAAGTCATATACCGCAGGGTCTAGTTCAGTCACAGTCAGGTAGCACCAAATCTATAGTGTGTTGGATGTTTAATAGTTTGATAGCAAGGAAGTCGAGGTAGTTGCTAGCGTCAGCTATCTCCTCTAGTAATTCTCTGATGGTATCTGAGGTGGTAAAGGACTCGAACTTCTGTCCACTTGCTAGCGCATACTGATCGTGTCCTACATTCTTAACACGACCTGCACGTAGCGAAGCGAAGGATTCTATAAACGATACAAGGTCATCGGTATTGACACCGATAGATCTATAACCTACTACTGCAGCGTGGTCTGCTAACGGACTGCTGGCAGGGTTACCACGAACTGCTTGTGAGCCGGGTCTATACTCAGCACTACGAAGCCGCTCTCTATCAAAATTCTCAGAGCTAATTCCATTTCCTCGCTCATTCATTAGACTCTCCTATCAGCAGGTTACGGGTAGCCTCAGCACCATTGGCTAGGTAGTAGTCATTGATATCCATATTAGGTGGTAGTGTAACAATAGTTGAGTTCATCACCTCGTTTGCGACACGCTTAGCAAACTCAGCTCCTGGGTTAGAGCCATCCTCTTTGACATCATTGTCCCCGACTACATATACAGTTTCATAGCCACTAAATAACTTAGGAAAGTGTGTCTTCCAAGCAGCCACTCCTGGCACTCCAACTGCTGGTATACCTAGAACTCCTGAAGTAATGACCGCATCTAGTTCACCTTCAGTAATAACAATATGCTTGCTACTAATAGTAATATCGTTAACGTTATATAGGTGTGCCTTCTGGCCCGTAGGGCTACCATACTTAGGCTTGCCATCATCAAGGCGCCTGAACTTAAAGCCAACACAAGACCCATTGACTGTTATGTATGGGATAGACATCCATCCTTCATACATCTCGTGTCCATTGATAGGGTCAACGATAGTTCCTATTTGATAATCAGTAGCTACTAACTCAGAGATCCCACGTTCTGCGAGTGCGACTAGAGTTTCGGGAGTTATTTGTCGTGCGTATCGTTGCGCCGCTTCCTGCAGCAATTTCGACTGCGCGTTTAAGCCCATCTTTAAACTCCATATTCTCTAATATACAAACCAAGTTAACTGCGTTGCCACCCTTACCGCAGGTATGACAGTAATAGAGATTATCTATTGTGTTGATTACTGCGCTACGCCTGCTGTCGTTGTGCAATACACAACGCACCGAGCTGGACTTACCTTCTCTTACTTCCCCACCAAACGCTAGGACTATTGGTCCTATGGGGATTGTGTTTGCATCAGTGGCACCGGTGAACCTTTTATTACGACCAACCCTGGACCAACCTTGTGTTGACACACGCACCCCTTATCCTCACATTCGTAGTGTAAGTCTGTGGCCTTATCGTAGTAACCATTCCTGTTTAAGAACCCACCTACTGTGCAGGCTTTGCAGATCATTCTTCTTCAGGCCATTCTCCAACATTCCAATACCAAGACCTATTAAGAATAGTAAGGGAAATAGCTTTAGGTGTTACATCGTAATCGTAGTAATGAACGCTAAATATAGATTCAAAAATATCTTTTATTGAATTTAATCTATCTGTTCCAGTGTATTTAATTTTCATCTGTTGCTTCCTTCCAGTTAGTTACCAGATCAATAATATCAACTGCTACTTGTTCTGCGTAACCACCCATCATAATCATATTTGCTATCTGCTCTATTAACTTTACTGAATAGCCCTTGGTATCAAGGTCTTCAACTACTGGTGTTACTTCTTCCGGTGTTGCTTCCCAAGTTTGTGTGCTAGTAATAGCGCCTTCTGGTGTTGCCATTATTCCTCCTCTAATAAAGTGCAGGCTTTTACTGTAAGTATTCCACGCTTGCCCTTACCTCGTGATGTAATCAAGCCGCGTTTTCTACATTCTCTTATTCTTTCTTTGACCGTGCTGACTGGTATCTGCATAGCCATAGCAAGAACTAAATTAGTATTCTTGCTCTTAGTATTTAAAGCTTCAGTGTAAAGATATGCAACTTTTGCATATTCTTTATCTTCAGCTACTACTCCTACAGGCCAACGGCCTATTGGAATCTTCATTGCTTCTCCTTTAACCATTGCTTTAGATCCTGTATAACCCAAGCCGATTCTATGCCAGCGTTGCGGCGCTTGACTACAACGTAATGCAGTGGCACTTCCCCAATACCACGAGCATTAGCATAGTTAAGCGCCTCAACTTCTGCTTCTCTCCAGAACTCAGGCAAGGAAAGCGTTGCCCTATTCTTGAGTTCAAGGATGTAGGTCTTGCCAGCAATGACAACAACCATATCTCCTTCATCCTTGCTACCCGCTTTAGTTAAGCGCTCAGCTAGGACACCTGCTTTACGGAGCCACTTCATAACATCTGTTTCAAAGATGCTACCTTTGACTCGGTTGTATTTACTTGCCAAGTAATTTCACCGCGCTCACAATAACCCTTTTTCAATAACCTCAATAGTAGAACACGGATATAATACGCCGTTAGAATTTTCTCCTATACAAGAAAAACAATAACGACCTGCTGGCCTATGCAATTCCACTAAATCAGAAAGGGTTAGCCAAGCGTTACGATCCATCCTAAGTCCGGCTGAATCGGCGTAATCTTTTAATAATGCAAGCAGT